GCAGAATTGTTTGATCTGCCACGTTGTGGATTATCCATATACCAACTTCCTGTTTTAGCATTCATCATCTCTTCATCATCTGGTGAGAAAAGACAAATAGTTGCTGATCGACGAACACCACCAGATAAGACAGCATCTGCTGCATGCATAGTGATATCATATACATCAATCGGTTTTATGTTTGTTGGTTCTTTGGAATCTATTACAATACCTTGGAGTAAATGTTCAATTTTATCAAGTGATCGACGAAGACCATTTGGTCCAGGTGCTTTAAACCCTCCAGAAATTTTTGATCCTTTTGGTCGTATCTGTGATAAATCAAAATATACTCTTCTTCCTTCATACTCTGGATATTTACCACCACCGACAAAGAAAGAAGACATTAAAACATCAAGTGCTGATGCCCATCCCTCTATCGAATCTTCTACGATATAACCTTTTGCTTGTTTTGTTCTTTGTTGTATTTTTGGTAATTTTTTGATATGATGTTTTTGTACAGAAAAACCTGCACCTGCACCACACAATAAAATATAAAATACTTCACCAAAAAATGCTGGTCTATCAGCATATGATGAAGTACAGTTATACATTCTCATCTGATGTTTTAATAATTGATCACCGCCAAATTGTAAAGCACGTTGAGCACCAAGAACTCTCTGCTCCTTATATGCTGTTCTTGCTTCTTCGAAATATCCTGCTAATTCATTTCCTTTATTTTTATAATATCCTTCGTGCATATCGATAACACGATCTACTGCCTCATCCCATGATTCATATCTGTTCTCGTCATCTTTATATCGGGAGTATGCTTCGTAGAATTTAGTTTCAGATAAAAATTTCCTTGTGTCAACAAGTGCTGTTGCCATATCTTTTACCTCTTATATGTATGATTTCTTTATTAGATTATAACTATTATATATCATTTTACACATTTTGTAAAGCGCAAAATGACTAATATATTTTCAATTAGTTGAAAAATATTTTTCTATCATTTCTAATCTATCATCTGCAGCTGCTAATTTATTTAACTCTTCTATTACTGCTTCAGTGACATCTGAGTGTTCACCAATACCTGCAGGCATTGTTTGATATACCATGATATTTGTTTTATGAACTTCTATTTCACCTTCGGCATGTTTTTTCGCAGCCTGTAAAATTTGATCACCAATTTTCATTTCTCTAATTCCTTTATTCTATTTTCAAGTTCATCAATTTTCTTTGTAACGTATGGATACTTTTTTCTCCATGCGTCTTTCGGTTGTTCAAACCAAGTTAATCCCCATCTCTTAACGAGATAGTCGAGTGTAAGATCGAGTTTAGCATAACACCAAAGTCCTGCTCTTGTTCCTTTGAAGTAAGCAAGGAATGCTGCACCTGCTACAGAACCTCCAATAGCAGTATATATCCATAATGTATCTTCGAACATTCGTTCGATCATTTAATCCTCCTTAATTGTACAGTTGACATAGTTTCCCATACCATGATCTTTTACACCATCAAGAAGTCCAGATCTTAATCCTCTAAATTTATCTTTAATCCTCTGCCATAGAGTCATCTTTCGTATATTACCGTAATGATTAATATAGCACAAACTGCCATGATGCTTATAACCCATAAGAGCAAGAGGAACAGTAGTAACCACGTCATTGTTATTAACAAACCTCCAATGTGTTGTTTTGATACCTCTCACAAAGGAACGTGTTCCGGCTCTTGGAGATCCGAATGTATATAATTCTCTAACTTTTTTGAATTCTTCTATGCGGGAGGTACAAATAGTTGCCATTGCAGCTCCTAAGGAATGTCCACAAATTGTTAATTCGTAGTTGCTCATCAAGTTTATTTTTTTCAATATGTCTTCCCATAATTTATCTAACTCTCCACGGAATCCTGAATGCACCCATCCATCAGTCATTGATTTTTTTGGTAATGCATTTAGATCAGCAAGCACATCTGAAAGTTCACTTGGTTCAGTTCCTCTAAAACAGATTGCCATTTTATTAGTGTCACCATTCCATACTATGTGACACTGTGCGCCATCTACTTCTAGAAAACTATGTCCAGGATATCCTAGTTTTTTATATACTTTTTTTGCTTCTTTCGCGTCTTTATATGCGATGTCTGCCATCTGCGCGTGTTTATTTGCTGTCTCGAGATTCAGTTTCATTTATATTATTCTCCTCAGTTACTGCCTTTTCATAATACACAATAATTTCTGTTTGCTGATTTATATATCTCCTCAAGTCAGCAATATTCAAAGCAAGGTTTTCGTAATCTTTCATACTTAAAACTACAAAAGCGACTTCGCCATATTGTTCTTTGTATTCTTTTAAAAATTGATCTAATGTATCACTTGTAACAACACGAACACGTGTGTCAGTTAGTGAGAGTGGTTTGGGTCTCGCTACTACTGGAACTGTTGTCTTCTCCACCTTGACTACTGTTTTGATCTCCGTTTCTGGAGGTCTCCCCACGCAACCACTCAGGAAGAGGAGACTGACTGCCAATGTTGTTGCCAGTGTCTTCCATGAAACCACGCCATAGTTTTGCTGTAGCGCCATTCATCTTTCCTTCTAATACTGCTGAATCTTTTAATGCCTCAATCACAAGGTTAAGTCGGCTGAACTTACCACGTAATTCGTCACCATATGCTTCTGCCTTTTGTAAATCTTTTTGTAATTTATTATTTAGTTGACCCATTTTTGCAACATCTGCTCGTAATACATCAACACTTGCGTTTGCTGTTTGTACAGCAACTTCAAGTTGTGCATTGTTCTCTCGGAGTGTAGCAATACGTTGTTGAGTGTCATTGTAATACCAGTATGCTCCATATCCAAATATACCAAGCAAACCGAATACAAATAATAAAAGATATATTTTAATCATCGTTCATGAATCTAGAGAATCTTTTCAAGAGTGCTGGTCTTTTCTTTTTTCTTCTATCCAAAACATTTGTTGTAGTAAATCTTGGACCCATATTTTTAGTATCATGTGGAATACCAGCATCTGCAGTAGTAGTCATCTCTTCACTTGCAGCTTTCGCTTTATCCATCTGTGCTTGAGTTGGCGCTCCCTTCGCACCTTTTTTCCTCATGCGTTCTCCACGTTTTCTTTTCATGTTGATATTATACCAGAGACCTTTGCCTTTTTCCTCTAGACTTTCATTTTTTTCTTTAGTTTTCTGTTTCATAGCATTTATGAACTTTCTATAAACTGCAGCAGGTCCAGTTTTTCCCATGACACGAGCACGTTGTTCCATTGCGATTGCTGCTTGTATTTTATGAGCATGTGATTTACCTGAGTTTTTTATTTTTGCGACAGATGCTTTTGCGTCATCAACTGTTGCAAATTTGAGACCATGAATAGTGCCTTTAGGATTTTCATCTGTATACAAATCACTGTGTTTATCTGATCCAGCAGGTTGTCCTTTTTTCCTTGGTATCCTTTTATTGCTCATTTATAAATCTCATTTATAGTAATATAAACTTGTTGATTTGTTTTTAAATGCGTTGCCTCATATATGTCTAATCCAAAAACATCTCCAACAGGATAACAATCATCTTTTATTCTGATCTTATCTTTTGAAAACACCCATTCTTCAAATGTACTATTTAAAATTTTATTTTCTTTCACTTGATAAATTCCAGGAATAAGTTGTTTATCATTAAGAGTGAACCAACTGCTGTTTGCTTCACTTAAAAAATCTAGTGAATCGATGCCAGATTTACTTAAAATATTTGAAAGGTCTTTATCGGTGAGTTTGTAATGTTCTTTTATGAGGAATAACCCAGCCGCGAAAGATCCTAACTTTGACCCTCCTCCTGGGATATTTGATAGTAATCTTTTAAGATTAGCGACAAGACGAATGAATGGTGTGTATGCTGATCTTTTGGCATCATCATCCATTTTTACAGATTTGATGCGTTTACCATTTTCGTCAATCAATCCTTCTTTATATGCATCCCAATCTTTCCAATCAAGGACTAATAATCTAATAAAACGAAAAGTATATGCAAGGTCTGCTGCTCTTTTTACTAATCCCATTATATTTTCCTCAACATTTCTACTACCTTTGAATCCATCACTATCCCTGTATATTGATCGCTTCTAATATATCTTAAAAATATCAAAAATGGTTTTATTACTGGCCAATGGTGTTTGTCAAGTTTTAAATCAAGCATATTTAAACTTGCTTCTATACCAAAAGAATTAAATATCACAATCAAATGATTTAATATTAATCTCTCAGCAAGTTCATCATTTTCAATATAACGATTTACTAATCTTTTAATATATTTAAATCGTTTCAAATCCTCATAAAATTCTTCTATATCAGAGAACTGAGGTTTATAATAGTGTTTAGCAGCATAGAGAAACAAGTTCTCTTCGGTAAGTTCATTGAATATCATCATAAAGTTATATATTCAATATTTTATACTTTAAAAAGCATCATCTTCTATTAATTCATCATCATAGAGTTCATTTTCTAAAATTTCTTTTATTTTTGCCTTTGATGATTTGGGATCGATTTCTATTTCCCAGTCCTCGGCAGTTTCTATTAGTTCTGCCTTTGTCATAGAATCTAGATCGAGATCTTCGAGTTCATCATCTTCTTCCCAATCTACATCATCACTATCCCAATCTTCATCCTCTTCATATATCACATCATCTGATGGTTGATCAATTAATTCAGTCATAGATTGAGGATTGTTATAGTCATCTATATCCTCAATAGATATCTTCCTTGCAACCAAAAGTTCACCTGTTTTAGGATGTCTCCAACCTTGTGGAGTTGGTATAGCATCTTTTTGAAATGATGGAGGATTAATCGCCATTTGTATCTCCTACCAATTACTGTTCATATATTGGTTTTGAAGTGCTAATTTAACTTCTCTGACAGTTGATTCTTCTTTCATGCCTGCTTTTTTAGTAATATCTTCAGGTTCGTTAATAATATTTTTATCTCCCTGATCATTATCGGTAGTGCGTTTTTTAGCAGTTTTAGTCACTTTACCAGCCTTTGAAGCATCATCATGCCCTTTACTTACCAAGTCTGGATCTGCAGCATTACCTTGTATATCTGCTTTCATTTTTTTCGCGCCAGCACCTGATAATTTATCATCATCTGTTTCAGGTCTCGTAGCACCTTTATAGTGTTTTGAACGATCACCCTCTAAAACCATCATTAATTTATCTCGTATTGTCAAAGATTCTTTCTGTTCCATCGGAGCTCCTTTTTTATCCCCCATTTTAGGATTCATTTCAGCAGTATCACCCTTCATGGATTTACCATTTTTCTTTTTCAACTTTTCTTTTCTATCTTCAGGATCCATCTCTGCATCATCATGTGATGTTTCATTTTGACTGGTGATTGCTTTTGCAGTATCTTTTTTCATAGTTACTGGGTGCGTTTTACCATTGAACTTAAATGTTTTTTTCCCTGCTTTTGCTGCACCTGCAGCAGCGCCATGAAATGCAGTTCTTTCATTCGCTGGAATCTCTTCAGGTATTAAATATATTTGTTTATTTTGTGACATTTTTCCCTCACATATATATGTTTGTTGCTATAGCTCCGGCTGCAGCTACGGCAACAACCCAGAATAATTTGTGCATAAATTGAACTGACCTCTGATTATCCAAAACAATTCTTTCTATATCATCTATTTTTAAGGACAACTTATTTATCCGATCATATTGCTTATCATGTTCGTCAGACATCGCTTCAATCTTCTCTTCTGCACGTGCAATTGAAACCATTGCATCTGCTAGTTTGTCTAACTTTTCTTCGATTCTTCCGAGTCGTTCGTTTGTTGTGTCTGCCATCAGTTATTCCATTAAAATAAAAGTTTGAACTATTTATACAATATTAGTTTGCGAGTGGATTATCAAGTGAATTTTGAACTCGATTATTTACTCTTTCTTCAAGTTCTTTCATAAGTTGTTTGATATCAGTTTCTAACTTTTCGAGATCATCATTAATATTTTTATTTAATCTTTCTGCTTTTTCATCATAATTATCATTTAATTTATCTGCTCTTGTTTCGTAATCTGTTAATAATGATGTTGACTTCTTATCATAATCCTCTTGCAGTGCATCTCTTTTAGTTTCAAATCTACCCTCTGCTATTTCAATCATATCAAATACATCTTTTTCGAGTTGACGCATACGAGCATTTAACGTATCCTCGGTATCTTTTACAGTATCCTCGTTGCGATCACTCTGTTGTTCTATCTTCATTATGTCATCACGAAGACCTGATTTAATATCACGAGTATAATCGATCGCCTCATCAAGTTTAGTTTCTATGATATCCATTCTTTGTTCGAATGCACCTACATCTAATCCAGCGACTTCCTCAACTTTTTGATACATTAGGAATCCACCATAGAGTGCACCAAGAACAGAACCTATGACAGCGAGTAATGCTGATACTGATACAAAGGATACTTTAATTCCTAAAACGTGAAACTCTTTATCTTTTAAATTTTCTATATTTTCTAGTTCCTCTGCTAGATTTTTATCTGACATTTATCTCTCCTCATACTGCATATCAACCATCTGCTGATGTAATAGTTGTTGTGCAAAATTATTTCTTTTCCCGTTTGGTGAATCAGGAACAGTTGTTGTTGGATAAAATACAACATCGGGATATGTGCCACCTGCTAATGTCATTTTATATAAATCAAATGCCGGCACATAGTTTATCATCGCTAACATCTCTGCCTGAGCAAGTTGCTGTTCAGTCATATTTTCTGATTCAACTATTTGTTCCTGCAATTTTGCTGCTATTTTTTTAGCTGCCTCTTTTAATTTTTTTCCTTTTGTTTCTTTCTCTTCAGTATTGTCTTGATCAGGAGAAGAATTGCTTTGACTTTGACTTTGAGTATTTTCCATCCCCATAGAACTTTCATTAGAAGTAATGTTTTGAATAGGTTCTTCATAAAATATCTCCTGTTCAGGTATTGATGTAATTGCTAATTCTTGTTGTTCTAATATTAACTGTGCGATTGCTTCTGCATATCCACTGCATGCTGGGTCATATAGTGGATTATTATAACAAGGATTCGATGAATATGTAAGTATCAGGCTAGATTGAGATGTATCGAACTCTGGTCCCCAATGTCCTGCCCAATATCCTGCATCATTACCTTCAGCACTTATCGTCATGTTACCAAAAAATGCTGGATCTAAAAATTGATCTGGAAAAGTTTCAGATCCTTCATGTGTTGTCCATCCCTGAAATTGAGTGTAGTCGTAAACATAAGAAGTATATAATGTTCCATCTTCCTTATACACATCGACTGTTATACTAAATGGATCTACATCTCCCTGTAGTTCATATAAGTTTGTATTCGCATTTTTAACTCTCCATACATATGAATATCCTTCTACTTGAACTCCTTCATCTTGTATTGCTTGATTTATTGCGATTGTATTACTTATTATTCCACCACCATATCCCCAAACGAATCCTGATCCATTAGGTATCATGTTTGGCACTTCTCCACCCTCGAGTCCTCCCCAGTACCCTGTGTTGTAGTTTCCTGACCAAGTCGAGTTCTATGAATTTGCGTTAGAGGGCAAGGATTGTAATAAGAGCAGCCAAAAGACCACCAGCAACAAAAGCGCCAGTTTTTTGATCATTAGTTTTATCCTCTATTTTAGGTGGTATATAATTCGGAGAAGTTTCCCAACCACTTGCTGCTTCTTCTCCTATGTCTCCGAAGAAAGGACATGGTGTTCCTGCCATCTGCATCGCATCAAACACTCTACGATCTTGACACATAACTGAAACTGCTGCAACTTTCATGCCCATATCATATAATGTTTTCGAAAGTTTAAGTCTTTCACAGTTCATATCTCTGATTGTAGTGCCACCAGCAACACCAAGTATCTGAGTTTGAACTGCTCCACTCACACCAGTCGTACATATATCTGAACTACTTGCACCAATAGATGGTGCAATAGCAGATGCTGGTGGGGATTTTAATGTTTGGGTTGAATCGACTGTACTTCTATTCGTATTTGTATTATTGCTGGTAGAGTCAGACGTTGTGTTGACAGTTGTTGTATCAGCAGATGCAACAGAAATACACATGACTAAGCCAACAAAAGATGTTAGCCATCTGAGCATTTTATTTCTCCTCTATAATTACCTTTCCTTCTGTAACTAATCTTTGCCTATTTTTATAATGCCCATCTTGAATATCTTCTTTCGATTGTCCATGATATTCTACTGCGTGTCCTTCATCAACAAGTATCTTAGTGATCCTATGTCCTTCAACGATGAAGTCTCCCAAGATCCTTCCAAACTTTCCTTTTGCATCTTCTCCGTCTTTGTTGACTTCTGTTTTGAGGATCTGTACTGACCCTTCTGGTATAAGTTCTTTAAGTCTGTCTTTTGCCGCGAGTCCAAATATCTTCTCCACTTTGTCTGATGTTCTTGATTCAGGAGTATCTATACCCATAACTCTTACACGTTCGTCTTTCATCCATATACCAAATCCCAAGTCGATATCGATATCGACTGTATCACCATCAACGACACGATTGATTAGTGCTTTATATTCGTACATTAGCTATCTACCTTTGATCCACCTCTCCACTGGAAACATGACCAGTATCTGGCTTTATATTTTGGCCCAGGATTATCACAGTTGTGACGTGCCCTGAATGATTTACGACGTCCTGGATCGTCTCGTTTGATTTCCATATTAGGATCTCCAAACCTTACGACCACAACATTACCTTTTGGTCCCATCGTATAGACTTTAAATTTTTTATTCGGATTTTCAGATGTGCGAATGGGATCGTTTAGTTTTACCTTTTTTCCCTGATACTCTGCTTCAGTGATCTCTAAGTCTTCATAGATATCACATATTTCGCAGTCGTCATCAATTATTTCTTCTCTGAACGAATTAAATTTTTCTGTCATTAATTTATTTGTCTCCTCGACGAAGTTTAGTTAGAACTCTATTCTTCGCCATCGACATTCCCTTTTTACGTTTACGCATTGTATCTAAATCTTTTGAATGATCACCTTTTCTCATGATAGTAGCAACTGCAGAGTTAGTTGCTCTATCGGTATCTGCTTTACTCTTTTTTGCGTATTGATTCATGGTTTTATAAGAAAGTTCATTTACGTTCTCATCTTGTTCTTCATCTCGACCTTGTGCTTTCAATCTAAATGTTTTTTTAACCATTGCATCTGTTACTCGTTTGACACTTTGTATCATAGATGGTTGTTTTACAATCTTACGAAGTGTCTGCTTTAACATTCCTGGTGAGTCAGCAGTCATAAACATATCTGGAAGACCTTCTATTGAAACTGCAAAGTTCGTTTCTTCTTTTACAGATTCACCCTTCTGTTTATTTTTTCTCATCATATCGAGACGAGCTTTTTCTTTTTCATGTTTTGTTTTCTTTTTAGGATAAGAAAGATTTGGTGTTTTTTTACTTGTGTACATTGCAAGTTCATCAACTTTAGTATCTTCTCCAGGAGTTATTTTTTTCATCAACTTAATACTCTCTGGACTACCATAATCATATTTGTAGTTTTCTTTTTGTATTCTTGTTTTTGGTTGCATATGCTTTGGTAATTTAGATTGACCAATTTTTTTCATCACCATTTGATGAGCATGATCTGAAGATTTCGCTTTAACACTATGAACACCTGCATGATCTGGTCCAGTTACTTGAACCTTATATGCATTATTCTCATCCATTTTTCCCATGTCACCCATGTTTCTCATGGACTTCATCGATGCTCCCAATGATTTAATTTTTTTGCGAGTTTTGAATTTTTTA